TGTTGTGTTTTTTTTTTTTTTTTAAGCAGAAGACGGCATACGAGATTGCCTCTTGTCTCGTGGGCTCGGAGTGTGTATAAGAGACAGACATGGTAGGGCTTCACAAATTGGGGTACTATAAATAAGTATAGATTGTTGTAAATTGTAAAAATAGGTACTCTCAAAGCGTTTTTTCAAAATGTAAATACACCTAGGTATAAAATGTTAAGGAAGGGGAAAAAGAAGAAAAAAATGGACTGGGAAGGGGTATTTTTAAAATTTACTTCACACACTTTGGTGGTTTTCTACGAATATAGTAGAAGTATAAAATTACTATTTTGTACCGTTGAACATCTTTAGGGAGGTAGTTATGGATAATAGGGAAGTATTACAGAAGATGTTTAATGACGCTAAGGAAGATTTGATGATTTTCCGGCGAGTGTTTTTGCCTGTAGAACATGAAGTAAGGACTCCTTCTTTTCACGAAGAGTGGGGGAAGATACTATTACATGGTAAACACCATTATGCCATAGAGGGTTTCCGTAGTTCCGGTAAGACGGGGGTAGTCCTTAGAGCCTTTCCTTTTTACTGTTTGACCTTTCCTAGGAAGGAATGTAGGTATGTAGTATTTATTATGGCTAACCAAAGACTGGCTTCTAAGAGGTTAAAGGAAATAGAAGAGGAATGGCTGCATAATGAACTGTTATCTATGAACTTGGTTAGGGTGGTAGAGCAGTCTGAAAAAGGGTTTGAAGTCATTGTTAAGAATGATGAGGGCATAGAACAATGGGTGCGATTTGAAGCCTATGGTAAGGGTTCTTCTGTCCGTGGTTTGAACGTACATGACCACAGACCGGATATTATATTAATTGATGACCCCCAAGATACGGAAGATAGTAAGTCTGATACGGTGCAGGCTAGTGACTGGGAATGGTTCTTATCTGACATTAAGTTCCTAGGTAAAGATTCTCGTATCTTTATGATTGGCAATAACCTTGGTGAAAAGTGTTTAATAGAACGGGTCATTGAAAATCAGAAAGACTTAGGGTTCTTGGGAGTGCGTATGCCTATCCTTGATATGGAAGGTAATAGCGTATGGCAGGAAATGTTTCCTAAAGAGGAGATTGAGGCAGAAAGAGAAGCTTTTCGTCGTATAGGTAAACTGGATATATGGGAAAGGGAGAAGATGTGTATTGCTATTTCCCCCGAAACCCAGTTGTTCCGTAAAGAATACTTTAAATACTACAAGCCGGAAGAATTAGATATAAAGAATATGAATATCTTTACCACTGTAGACCTTGCCATTTCTGAAAAGGAAACTGCCGATTATACCGTAGTATGTACTATTGGTGTCAATGAAGAAGGTCACTGGTTTATTTTAGATATTAATTATGCCAGACAAGACCCTAGTAAGACGATGGACGCTATTTTCGACGCCGTTATCAGGTATCGTCCTATCTATGTAGGAATGGAAAAGGTAGCTTATCAAGCTGCCCTACAGCACTTTATTGAAAAGGAAATGCCGAAAAGAAACGTATGGTTTACCGTTAAAGACCTAGAAGCTAAAGAAAAGAAGGAAATGCGTATACAGGCGATACAGCCTCGGTTTAAAGCCGGTACCATATGGTTCCCCATGGGAGCCTCTTTCTTAGGAGAACTGGAAGGGGAACTGTTAGCCTTTCCCAAATCTCTGCATGATGACCTTATTGACGCATTAGCTTATCAGGAACAGATTTCTTTTGTACCTGTAGCTGCTTATAATAAGATATCTGATTACGATATCCCCGTAGCAGGTGCCATATAGGTGTCCCACTACCATTAAAGGTGGAACATTAAAGTCTTGACTTTTTATGAAAAGTATGTTATTCTAATACTGGGAGTTGCGAAACCTTCACACTGTCCGTGAAATGGCGGTAACAACCCCACATAACTGAATATAGTTCAATTTGGCAGAACGCTACGTTTGGGGCGTAGAGGTTGTAGGTTCAAATCCTACTATTCAGACCATGGAGAATGTAAGGTAATTCCTTATGTTCTCCTTTTTTAATACAAGAAAAGGAGGCAAATATGCCAAACGAAGAGTCAACTATTGTAGAAGAAACCATGTCGATAGGCGTGAACGCTAAACCCGGTTTGTTACCATTTATCTCCGGTGGCTTTGGCTTTCTTTTCAATATTAATAGAATTACTTCTATTATTCCTTATAAGGGTATGGTGGCAAAGAGATTGTATGCCAGTCGTCGTAAAAAGGGTATGACCCTCGACTGTACTAGAGGTAGAAAAATAGCCTCTCTCATCGTGTTTGACACTGGAGAAATCGCTCTCTCTTCACTGTCGACTGTAACTTTAGCTAAATCTCAAATGTAAGGGGGTGAATACATGAGTTTTACTAGAATGGAGGACCCTACTCCACAAGACTTGAATGATTCTTTAGTAAGCGTTATTAAAGCAGATATTGCAGACGCTCAAAGTTATCATGATTCTGTTATTGACCCGGCGGTAAAACGTCGTTATGAAATCTATTATGCAGATAAAGATTACTACACGAGGAAATTTCCTCAATTATCCAAGTATTCGTCAATTGTTTCAACGGACGTTACAGACACTATTGAATGGGCTTTACCTTCTCTTATTAAAGTGTTTACTGGCGGCGATGAAGTAGTTACGGTACAAGGCGTTTCAGAAGAAGATGATAAGAACGCCGAAATCATGCAGAAGTTACTGGTATACCAGTTGCAAAGACAGAACCGGTTCTTCCCCGTTTTGTACAACTGGATGAAAGACGCTCTGATTACCGGCATGGGTATCGTAAAATGCTACTGGGAACGTAAAGAGGACGTGCAAGTCTTAGAACAGACGATGAATTATCGTGCCTTACAGGATTTGCAGCAGCAAAAAGTGCAAATTCTTTCCGTAAGTGAACCTGATGAGTACGGTTTATTCGTAGTACAGTATTCTACACCCTACTATGTAAAGAACTCTCCGGTTATTGAAAACGTCCTTTCTTCCGAATTATTATATAGTTCCGACGCTAAAACGTTGGAAGACGCTAATTTTGTAGCACATAAAAAGAAAGTTACGTTATCTTACCTTAGAGAACGACAGCAGCAGGGGGTTTATGCTAACGTAGATAAAATAACGGTGAAAAACTCCGCCAATGCCAATATTTTTGGCAATGATGACCAAGTTGAGGACGTAATTGGGGATAAATACCAACGATTCACTCCCGAACAAGAAGAAGCAAGAACGGAAGTGTACCTCTATGAATGTTATACCAAACTGGACTGGAACGGTGACGGTATACTAGAGGACCTTATTGTTACCATTGTTGATGATACGGTGCTGCGTGTAGAACAAAACTATATGGGTAGACACCCATTCTTTGATATATCTCCTACTCGTGACCCTCATCGTATTTGGACTAAACGTTCTTACGCCGATTTGATTGGTGAGTTACAGGATTTGAAGGTAGCCTTAACACGGCAGATTGTACATAACATTGCTCTTACGAATGACCCTAAGATGATTCTGTCAGAGGACGCTATCAATATTGATGACTTCATCAAAGGGCGTGCCGTTATTCGTAAAAAGGCTAATCATTCTATGAGTGATGTGGCTATGTCCATGCCGGTCAATCAGTTATCACCGTATTCCTATCAAATGTTGGAATACATTGAAACTCAAAAGGAAAATAGAACCGGTATTACCCGTTACAACCAAGGGCTTGACAGCAGGTCTTTAAATAAAACGGCTTCGGGTATACAAGCTATTTTGGGGCAAAGCACACAGCGTCTTGAACTGATTGCTAGAATGTTTGCAGAAACAGGGATTTATGAAATGTTACGGTTCCTGATTGGTTTAAACCAAAAATTCATAGACCAAGATACAGTTATTCGCCTTACGAATACACAGCTTAGCATTAGTCCTGATGACCTTCAAGGGAATTTCGACTTGGTTGTCAATGCCGGTATTAGTATTGCTACTAAAGAAAGCACTCAGATGATGTTACAGCAGATTCTAACTGCCTTAATGCAGACAAATGCTGCCGGTATGCAGGTGGTAACACCGGAAAATATTTATAACCTCTTTAAGAAATGGATTGAAGCCGCCGGATTTAAGAATTATGCGGATTATATTACAGACCCGTCCATTATTCAACAAAGAGCCATCTTAGAAACACAAATGAAACAACAGGTTTTGGCAACATTACCGCCGGAAGTTATGCAAACGTACATGTCAACGGGCGTTATTCCTCCGGAATACTTATTGCAGTTGCCGCCTAGTATTCAAGCATTGTTTGGAGGGATAACAGATAGACAAAACGGATTTGCAGTACAAACAACAGCTCCTAACGGCTATGGACAAAGCGGAACAAGTCAAATTGGTTTATCCTCTGATACAGGAGTGGTTGGAGGATTATCAAGGGGGGATAATAGAGTACCTCAAAACGTGCCAAGAGAACAAGGTAATGGAGTTCCGAAACCAACTGGTGGCGTCGGAGGATTTTAGGAATTGGTTAATGGCTAAAATCCAAGACGGAAAATTGGCTGAGTATGAATTAACTGAGGGCGTAAGCCCTCTTGACTAAAGGAGTGATTTGCTAAAGTGGAAATAAACTGGAAAGACCCTAACGCTACGTGGAGTTATACTTCTCCGTATGCTAAGTTAGGGCAGAATTTGAGTTTACTCCAAGCACCGGCTGACGCAGCACCGCCTAAACAGGTGACTACGGGAGAAGAACAGAAGGCAAACCTTGATTCTAATCCTACGGTAGCCAAGGCACAGCAGCGGAGTAACGAGGAAGCCCAAAAAGAACTTATGCGTGTAGCCGGTATGAGGGCTATGGGGATTGACCCTAATGACCCTTCGGGTCTTAGAGGAAAAACAGGAACGTTCCCTGACCCCTCTCAACTTAATTATGGGTTAGGAC